TAACATTTCCGCCCATTTTCACCCGCACGCAACCGCCCGCCCGTAGCGTGAAAACATTTTTCTTCCCCATCTTTGGGGACAAACCAACCCAATGGACGCAATCATCCAAGAGCGTTTCGACGCACTGGCCGCCGACTACGAGCGGCGCGGCATCATCACCCCGGGCATTCGCTCGCTTATCTACACCCTCGCCTGCGTGGAGGTGGAGGAGGAGGAGTTGCAAAACTACGTGCGCAAGAACGGCACAACCTACGAGACCACCGGACACAACGGGCAACTGTATTCCAAGCAGCGCCCGGAGTGGCAGCAACTGCGGGACAATCGCCAGCGGAAAACCGCCATCGTGAAGTCACTTGAGGCCAAGATGAACCAAGAGATGGAGGAGGATGAACTCGACAAGTTCCTTGAGTGAGCCATCCCCGACGGGATATTGGTACGACGAGGACGCAGCCGAGCGCGTAGTCAACTTCATCGAGCGGTTTTGCTCGCACGTCAAAGGCCACACCGGCCCGTTCCTGCTGGAGGAGTGGCAGAAGAACGACATCATCCGCCCGCTCTTCGGGTGGAAACGGGCAGACGGTCGGCGGAAGTTCAGACAGTGCTACATCGAGATCCCGCGAAAGAACGGCAAGTCCAACCTCGTCGCTGCCATTGCCTTGTACCTGCTGGTGGCCGAGCAGGAGGAGGGGGCCGAAATCATCAGCGCGGCCGGCGACCGAAATCAGGCGCGCATCGTCTTCGACATCGCCGCCGCGATGGTCGGCCAGAACAAGAATCTGTCCTCCAGGTGCCGCACGCTCCAGCACGCCATCTACTACAAGAACAGTTTCTACAAATCCATCAGCGCAGAGGCCCGAACGAAGCACGGTTTCAACTGCTCGGCGGTCTTGTTCGACGAGTTGCACACGCAGCGCGACCGGGAACTCTACGACGTACTGACCACCTCGGTGGCGGCCCGTGAGCAGCCGCTCATCATCATGCTCACCACCGCCGGCTACGACACGACTTCCATCTGCTACGAGGTACATGACTACGCCGAGCGCGTCCTGTCCGGCGAGGTGGTTGACGAGACGTTCCTGCCTGTCCTTTACCGGGCCAGCAAGGACGACGACTGGACCCAAGAGGCCACCTGGAGAAAGGCAAATCCGGGCTTCGGTACCATCTGCAAGGCAGAGTATTTCGAGCACGAGGTGGCCAAGTGTCAAGCCAACCCAGCGGTGCTAAACACCTTCCTGCGGCTGCACCTGAACATTTGGACGGGTGCGGATTCCGCTTGGATAACGGATGCCGAGTTCATGCGCGGGGCGGTGACCCTACCGCCCGACGACTACCTCGCCAAACTGCCCTGCTGGGGTGGGCTTGACCTTGCCTCCACCCGCGACCTGACGGCCTTTGCGCTCATCTTCAAGGACGAACGCAAGGGCTTGTATTACCTGAAAGTTCACCAATTCGTGAATGAGGAACGCAGCCAGATGCGCAAAAGCGAGGGGGTGGATTACCTGCGCTTCGAGCGCGACGGCGACCTGACCATCACCGCCGGCAACGTCACCGACTTCCGCGTCGTTCGTGACCACATCCTTGCCGCCGCGGACAAGTTCCAAATCCAAGCCGTGGCATACGACCAGCGGTTCAGCACGTACATCGTCCCCGACCTCATTGACGAGGGGGTCGATATGCAGCCGATGGGTCAGGGATTCCTGCACATCTCCACCCCCACCAAGATGTTCGAAATGGAGATGCTCAAGGGCACGCTCCTTCACGGCGGCAACGCCTGCCTGCGGTGGCAGATGGGATGCGTGAAAATCGACCGCGACGCAGCCGACAACATCAAGGTGACCAAGAACCGCACCCGCTTCGGACAGATGGTGGACGGCGTGGTGGCAAGCATCATGGCCTACGGGGCGATGCTCAACGGCGACGACGGGGACGATGTCATCACCACCGTGATCACGCTCTAATTCATCTACCCTAATTTAGCCGCAATGTTCGACCGCATCCGCACCCTATTCCAACGGCGCGCCCGCGTCGCATACACGGGCAGCAACGAGTTTTGGAACTCGACGGCCTACACCATGCGCACCCGGTCGGGGGCAATGGTGGGCAAGGAGAACGCCCTGACCGTGGCCACCGTCTACGCCTGCGTGCGGGCGATTTCGCAGACGATTGGCTACATGAACCTGAACGTCTTGGAGCGCATCGACAGCGGGCGGCGGTTGGCCTATAACCACCCGGCGCACCAACTGTGCGCCATCCGACCGAACGAATACCAGACGCCTTACGAGTTCTGGGAAACCATCACCGCGATGGCCCTCACGTACGGCAAGGCTTACGCGCACATCGAGCGCAACAACTTCGACGGCCGGCCGATGGCCTTGCACATCCTGCACACCAACGACTGCACCTTGATGCGCCTGAACGGGCGGCTATTCGTGCGGCACACGGAGTTCGGGGACATCAAGTACGAGGACGTTCTTGCCATCAGCTGCATCAACGGCAAGTCGCCGGTGGAGTTGCATCAGGAGAACATCGGCATCGCCAAGGCCGCCGAGAACTACGGGGCAGATTTCTTTGGCTCTGACGGCTCGATGCTGGGCATCTTGTCCACGGACAACCCCATCAAAACCGAGCAGATGAACGCGGTGCGGTCGTCGTGGCAGACGGGCGGAATCGGGGTGAAGGTGTTGCCATTTGGTTTCAAATACCAACAAATCAGCCTACCGCCGGAGCAGGCGCAGTTCCTGCAAACGCGCCGCTATTCGGACGAAACCATCTGCACCATCATGGGCGTCCCGCCCTACATCGTGGGGGTGGCAACGCAGACGACGTTCAACAACACGGAGGAGCAGGGGCGGAACTTCGCCCGGCACACCATCGTGCCGTGGGCGACCCGCATCGAGCAGGAGGTCAATTTGAAGTTGATCCCGGAATTCGAGCGCGAGGACTTCTTTGCGAAGTTCAATATGCAAGACCTACTGCGCGGCGACACCAAAGCCCGCAGCGACTTCTACCACCAGATGCTCACCGACGGCGTCTTCACCATCAACGAGGTGCGCCGGATGGAGGACTACAACACCATCGGCGCGCAGGGCGACCTGCACCTCGTCCAAGTCAATCAGCTGGACCTCGGCAGCATGGCCGAATACAGTGCTAAAATCTCAAGCAATGCCGTATAAAAAGAAAGCTGACAAGGTGGCTCCACCAGCGCCTACGAGTTTGGGCGACCTGCTTGACGCGCATGGTTCAGACAAGAACACCGTGCATTCCTACGGCCCGGTTTATGACCTCATCTTCGCGCAGCAACTGGTCAAAAACCGACCGCTGAAAGTGCTGGAAATCGGCGTCTATAAAGGCGCATCGCTGCAGGCATTTGCATCGCTTCCCTACGTGCAAATGGTGGTCGGCATCGACAACACCGCATCGGGCGTAGCGGAACCGCAAGGATTGAACATCGACAAGGTTAAGGTGTATTGGGGCGCGGAGTTTGATGCCTACTGCGACGACACGTTGCAGATGCTGCTGGACGTTCATGGCAAGTTCGACGTCATCATCGACGACGGCCCGCATACGTGGGATTCGCAGGTGTATTTTCTCAAGAATTACGACGTGCTTCTTGAAGACGGCGGGGTGCTTGTCTGTGAAGACATTTGGGAGCGGCACGCGCAGCGCCTCGCCGCATTGCAGAAAGAGTTGAATTTGTACGTTCTGGACTTGCGTTTGAACAAAAACGCGCACGCCAACGAGTTGATTGCGCTCAAATACAAGCACGCAAATGCCGTATAACGACTACCCCCAAGAGGTCAGCGACAACGCTCGGCGCGGCATCGAACTGAACGACGCGGTGGATGGCCGCTGCGCTACGGACGTGGGCAAGGAGACGGCGCGCATCCTCGCCAACCGCGAGATGATTAGCGAAGAGCGGACGGTGCGGATGTTCTCGTTTCTGTCCCGCGCCCGCACATACTACAACCCCGACGACACCGAGGCCTGCGGCACCATCTCCTACCTCCTTTGGGGTGGCGACGCTGGACTATCTTGGGCAGCCGATAAGGTCGAAGACATGAACGAAACCGAAGAAGACGAAGAAGACGACGACGACATGGAAGACAATACCAGAAACAACGAGGCGCAACTACGCGCCCGCTACGGCGACAACGTCGAAGTGCGCGCCGTCGAAGTGCGCGCCCAGGAGGACATGACCATCGAAGGCTACGCCTCGGTGTTCGGCGACGAATACGACCTCGGTTACTTCACCGAGCGCGTGGCCCCGGGGGCATTTGATGGCCGCACGAACGACGACGTTCGCCTGCTCATTAACCACACCGGCGTGCCGCTCGCTCGCACGACGAACAACACGCTGACGCTGACCATCGACGAGCGTGGCCTGCACTACCGCGCCAAACTCGCGGACACGCAGGAGGGGCGTGATCTGTACACGCTCATCCAACGCGGCGACATCACGCAATCCTCCTTCGCCTTTACCATCGCGGAAGACGAGTGGACCGGCGACCGTCGCACCCGCACCATTAACCGGGTCGGCCAATTATATGATGTCAGCCCGGTCACGTACCCTGCTTCGCCAACCACCACCGTGCAAGCGCGGGAGATGGCGATGTTCACCGAGCAAGCGCCCGAGCCTGCACCCGCACCGGTCGCAGAGCCGCAACCCGAAATTGTCGCAACCCCTATCTTTGAACGCAAATCAGATAAATTCCAGACCATGAATCTCAATGACATGAAGGCGCTGCGCGCCAACAAAATCAGCCAACTGACCGCCTTGAACGAGGGCGCTACGTTGCAGGCCCGCGGATACACCGAGGGAGAGGAAGTCACCATCGACGCCTTGAACGCTGACATCGCAGAACTCGACGCCAAAATCGAGCGCGCGGAGAAGGTGGAGGCGCAAGTTGCACGGGCGGCTTTCGGCTCTGCACCCTCCAAGAGCGAGGTTGTCGAGCAGTCCAAATTGCAGGAGCGTTACAGCTTCAGCAAGTTGGTTCGCGAGTCGATGACCGGCCGTCTGACCGGCCTCGAAGCAGAGATGAGCCAGCAGGCCGCCCGCGAGTTGAAGGACTCCGGAGTCGGCATCCGTGGCCTCGCTCAAATCCCCGGCTTCTTGATGCGTGCGACCTCGACCATCGGCGGCACGAACGTACCCGGACAGTCAAACCTCAACCTGCTTGAGGGCTTGGTTGCCACCCCCATCTTGGAGCAAGCGGGTGCAAACGTGTTGCGCGGGTTGACCGGCAACATCAACCTCCCGTCCTTGGGCAGCGACTACACGGACATCATCAACGAGACGGCATCTGCTACCAGCGGCGCAGCGATTGCAGCGCGTCAGTTGGCTCCGCAGCGTGTGGCGTCTCGCATCGACGTGACCAACGAGTTGCTTGCAGCCATGAACCAGTCGGTGGATGCGACCATCCAGCGTCAGTTCGCCAAGGCAACCGCGTCGCAGGTGGATGAGATGTTCCTGACGAAAGTCATTGCTGCTGCTGCGTCAACGTTCGTAAAGCGTTTTGAGACGCCCGCTGCTACCGTTGCAGGCTTGACCTCTGCCGTCGCTTCGAAGTTGATTGGCTCGCTCGGTGATGCCAACGGCCTCGGCAACAACGTGGCGTTCATCACGTCGCACGGGTTGCTGGCCACGGCGCGCTACACGCCCACCGTTTCCGGCGGCGCAATCCCCATCATGCAAGATGACGAGGTCTTCGGCTATATGGCTTACGGCACGAGCATCGCCTCGACCGGCCTCATCGCCGATGCCTCTTACGACATCTACTCCGAGGTGTACGCGAACACGACGGCATCGACGGTTATCAGCAACGAGGCCGACCTCGTGCCCATCGTGATCGCAAACATGGAGAACTGCTTTGTGGCATACTGGGGTGGCGGTGCTGCTGACCTCATCATCGACCCGTACACGAACGCTGACACGGGCATCACCCGTCTCATCCTCAACACGTACGCTGACGCGGACTTCGCTCACACGGGCGACGTTCGGTTCACGGTCGGCGCATAAGCTGTGCGATTGGTTGTTGGTTGGGAAGGCCGGGGCATCGTCCCCGGCTTTCTTATTTTTACCCCATGACAATGCGCTACCAACGGGCCGCCGAACCCACCGACACCAACTTCATCAGCCTCACCAATCTCAAGAACTACCTGCGGGTGGACGGGGCGGACGACGACACTACGCTCGGCTTTCTGCTGACCTCCGCGCGGCAGGCGTGCGAGGAATACACCGGGCGGCTATTAGGCAGCGGCACGGTAACCTACTACATGGATTCGTTTGCGGACATGGCCTTCCCCGCAGGGCCGGTCACCGCCATCTCGTCGGTGCAGTATTACGACGTGGACAACGTTCTCCAAACGCTTTCCACCGCCAGGTGGTACGCTGACCTTGTGGGCACACCGCAGCGCATCGCCTTTGACGCGCCTCCGGCGGTCTACCTCGAACGTTACAATCAGGTCATCATCAATGCCACGGCAGGTCATAGCACGGTGCCCGGCCCCATCTTGCAGGCCATCCGCATCCTCGCCGGCCACTTCTACGAGAACCGGCAGGCGGTGCTGACCGGAACGATTGCCACCGAACTGCCCATTGGCGTGCATGCGCTGCTGGCCCCTTACCGCGTCTACGCATGAGAATCGGAAAACTCGACCGCCGCATCGTCATCGAGCAGCAGGTCACCGCAAAGGATGATTGGAATTACGACTACACCACGTGGACGACCTACGCCACCGTATGGGCAAACAAGATGGACAAGGGCGTCACCGAGCGCGAAGAGGTGGACCGGCAGACGGCCCTCACCCGCACCATCTGGAACATCCGCTACAACTCCGGGGTGAACGCCACTATGCGCATCAGCTTCGGCGGGTTGTACTACTACATCACCGGGGTCGAAGAGGTGAACCGTCGGCAGGAGATGAACGTCTACACCGAACTGCGGAACTAATGGCGGTCAAGTTCGGCGTAGATCCCGCAAGTGTAAAGGCCATCGAGGCGGCTCTCAAGGCCATCCCGTTGGAACTGAAGGGCAAGCCCATCGAGAACGCGCAGCGCAGCGCTGTCATCCCGTTCAAGAAAGAGGCCTCCCGGCTCGGCAACGAGTTGCCAGGAACGGGCGCGTGGGCCAAGGCGCAGGTCATCACCACGGGCGACGACAAGCGGTTCAAGCCGTACGTGGTGGTGCGAACAGGCCCCAAGCGGTTCAACGTGTTCAGCGCGTCGCCATACCTCGACGAGGGCAAGGGATACGTGGCGCGCCCCATCCGATACAACCACCTCATCCAAGCCGGCCAAGGCGCATCGGAGCGCACCGGGGGCGTGGGCAAGAAGGTGGGCATCGTTCGACCGTTTAGCCGGGGCTTCAAGTTTGGGACAGTGGATGGGCGGCGTAAGACCGGGCGCGGGGCGTTCACGGTGCGCAACGCGGAGAGCGGCAAGGTGCATCGCATCGCGTCAATCAAGCACCCCGGCTTCAAGGGTCACAACCTTTATCAGGAGGCGTTTGACGCCAAGAAGGGCGTGGTGGAGCAGAAGTTTAGCAGGGACGTAGTTAAGGTCATCGAACGCTTTAAAAAACGCAAGGGATTCCAATGATTAACCTCATCATCGACATCCTCAAAGCGGATGCCAACATCACGGCCATTACCACCACGAGCCGCATCTACCCCGTCTCTCGTCTCGAGGGCGGCGTGATTCCGGCCATCGTGGTGCAGCTGACCAACACCGACCCGGCAGACACGCACGACAACACGACCAACATGGACGTGCATACCGTGCAGGTGTCCGTCATCGAAGACCGCCCCAAGGAGGCGCACGCCCTTGCGGAGTTGTGCCGCTCGGCCTTGGACGGCTACACCGGCGGGACCATCGCCGAGTGCCGATTCATCAACCAAGCGACCGACGTCTTCGAGAGTATCGACCTCTACACGCAGACGATGTTGTTCCGGGTGATGCTGGTGCGCGACAACGTCACCCTGCCCACCGCCCTTGCAGACCTTGGCATCTTCGAACTTGACGACGTCAGCGACGTCAACGCGCCCAACCCTACCGACGGGCAGGCGCTCATCTACGACGACGCGACCAGCACGTGGATTCCGGGAGACGTAAGCGCCACCCTCGCGGCCTTGACCGACGTGGCGCTTGACGAACCGCTTGATCGCGAGGCTCTCGTGTACGACGAGGCCACCACATCGTGGATTAACGGCGGCCCGGCCAAGATTGATTTCCCCGTGTACAACAACGACAACGCGCTCACCATTGCGGTGGGCACAGTGGTCGCTTTCACCGGCGTCGTTCACGGCGACCGCATGGGCATTGCGCCGTTCAGCGCATCATCAGCCAACGACCCGCGTGTGGTGGTCGGCATCGCGGTGGAGTCCATTGGCTCGCGTCAGCCGGGACACGTTCGTTCGTACGGCAACGTGTACGGCATGAACACCAACGCGTACACGGTTGGGACCATCTTGTACGCATCGACCACCGCCGGGCAGTTAACCAGCACACCACCAACCGCGCCCAACCACCGCATCGCCATCGCCGTGGTGACCAAGCAGAACGCCAACAGCGGGCGGGTGTTCTGCCGAACGTACACGCCGGCCTACCGATTGGCGGACCTTTCAAACGTCGCATCCACGACGCCCAACCCCGGGCAGGGTCTCGTCTGGAACGGCAGCACGTGGGCGCCGGGCTCGGTGGGTTACGTGCCCGGGTCACCCCCCCCGGGCGGCTTCCTTGGCAATGTGTTCTATCAGGACAACGCCGGAAATTTGACGTTCGAGGACGCCTTCCGCTACACCGCATCGACCAACACGCTTGCGGTGGAGAACATCACCGGAACGACCGTCACGGGCACGGGCGTGGTGAAAGGCAGCAACACCTTCGGGCAGCGTTACGCGACGCAGGCGGCGACCAACCGGGCGCTTGCCAACACCGCGTCAATCACCGTCGAGCGTTACTTCACCGTGACCGCAGAGGGCAACGGGGAGTCGTTCAACATCCAATCCAACACCCCGTCTGCCGGCAACAAAATCGTCCGCAAAATTTGGTACAAGGCCGAAGCCTTCGAAGCCACCGACGTGAATACGTGGACGCTCTTGCACACCTTCGCCGACAATACGACGTATGCCAACACCGCGACCAAGTGGCAGGAATACCTTGACGGGCAAACCTACGGCAAGCCGCCGTTCACGATGGCGATTAGTTGGGAGGACAGAGCGCGCAACCAAACACTGCTGGAAAAAGCGCCGGGCGCACGCGCTGCCTATTCGCTGCGGCTTGTTGGCCTGCCAAGTTACACGGGCAGCGCCATCCGGGTGCGCCGGGCATCGAACAATGCGGAACAGGACATTGGATTTGACGCCAACGGCGAACTGGACACCACCGCGCTGACCACTTTTTGCACCGGCACAAATTGCTTCATCCGCACGTGGTACGACCAAAGTGGAAATGCCGCGGACATCCTAAACACGACCGCTGCGGCGCAGCCAAAAATTTATGACAGCAGAACAGGTGTGCTGACGTATGGCCCAAATTCTAAGCCGACTACCAACTGGGCAGGAACAAATGGCAACGCGTTAAACACAGCAGCAGGGGTGCTGACATTTGACAGCGATAAGTGGTTCGTCAATTCGCACAGCGTGTACAGTTGGACGGGCACTAATACGTTCAGTTACATTTGGAGCAGCGCTAGCGATAGGGGCTTTAATATCATTCACGAAAATTCAAAGCAGCGCTTATCTATCAATAGAAGCACCGGATTTGCATTAAATTCCACAGCGAACGCGGCGACCAACACGCTGATGGTGCGAACCGATGTTGTTAAAGATACATCCTTGGAATTGTACAAAGACGGAGTTTCGCAAGCGACACCAGGAACCGTATCCCCGGCGGACTTCGCTGTAATGGCATCGCAAATGAGGATGGGCAACGGCGGAAGCGGAAGTACAAACCACCAAATGCAGGGCAACATTTCGGAAGTGATTCAATACAATTCTGACACGAGTTTGGACGCGCTGCGCAGCATCGTCGAACAAGACCAAATTGACTACTACCTATGATGCAGTTTATCATCGTCCGCCCCGAAGGGATTTTGTCCAGCCCGCAGCGAGCGCAGTTCATCACGCGGGAACTGTACTGCATCACCCTGCCGCTGCAATTCCAAACGCCCGACCAACACGACGGCACGGTGTTCGGTATCATTCACCACCCGACCGACGGCAGGGCAGCGTTGCAGGTGGACCTTGACTACGTTATCCCGGTGCATCCGCTGGTCACGTTGGAGCGGCTGGTGTCGCTCTTTCCCGAAATCACCGACGCGGAGCGCATGACGCTGATGCAGGTGATATTTTCCAGCAAGGCGTTCCGGTTCCGGCACATCGTGCCAAGCACGGTCACGGTCAGGGATGAAGCGTTTATGATCGCGGAAGGTTGGTTTGAGCCATGACGGTGCTTTCTCCCATCCAACTGCTCGGCTATGTGCTGGCCGGAATGGCCGGGCACTACGACCCCGCCGGTGACATCGACCGCAACGGGGTGATTAACGTGGCCGACCTGCTCCAACTGCTAACCATGTTCTGATGGCAAAATCCCAAACCACCCACACCAAGGTGCTGCGCGAAGTCAGCCGGCCGGGCGTTCACGCGAAGACGAAGACGAGCGCCAACAAGAAGTCACGCAACTACCGCAAACCCTACGGCGGGCAAGGCAGGTAATTGGCGTTGCGTACATTTGGGCTATGAAGGTTGCAATTCACTTTCCGGTGTACAAGCGCGCCCGCATTCGCAACATCGCGATGGACGCGCTCGACCGGGTGCGCGAGCAGTTCAAACGCCTCGGCATCGAGACGGAGGTGGTGGTGATTGGCGATGACAAAGACCTGCCTGCCGTCTGCGAGAAGCGGGGTTACCTTCATTTCCATTTCAAGAACTCGCCCATCGGCACCAAGTTCGAGATGGGGCTGCGGTGGATGCTGCGCAATCTTGAGTTCGATTACTTCATGGAGTACTGCAGCGACAACATCCTGCGCGAAGATTGGGCAGAGTTGATGGCCAAGGAACTCAAAGCCGGGCGGGCATGGATTGCACACGACCAGTTCTACATCATCGACGCAGCCACCGGGCGCACGCATCTCTTCGGGGGGCGGGGTCAAAGCAACGTTGGGCGATGCACCAGACGCGAGTTGCTGGTCAAATGCCAGAAGCATTTGGGGCGCTGCTACGACGGCGAACTAATGAGCGGGATGGACGCCTCGTTCCGGGCGAACATTTGGCGCTGCACGGACCAGTTGACGTACCTGCTCAAGACCAAGACGCCGCTCATCATCGACCTGAAGACTAAAGAGAACATCAACAAGTTCGAGGGGTTTGCGCGCAAGACCGAGCGGTTCCCGCCGACGGAAGTGGTCGGCAGCTTTCCCGAACTTTCACAACTCAAATCCTTTCAAAATTTAGATCACCATGCCTACAACGGGGAAAATCAGGAGTAATGCCATCGGCATTTACATCAGCAACGAGAGCGCCAATAGCGGCACTTTCAGCGGCGGAACTTACGGGGACAACACGAGCGAGAATGACACCTGGGAAATCGTCGCCTGCGCGACGTCCGGCACGTTCAGCGGCTCGATGGAAGTCATTGACGCCACCACCAAAGACAACGACGGAGAGCGGGAAATCCTGACCTCATCGCTGTCCTGGACAATGGCTTGCGACGGCCTCATCGAGTACGGCCTTGGCAGCACCGTGAAGTCCGGCGCCGACCTGTTCACGCTCTGGAAGAACAAGACCAAAATCAAGTTGGCTTGGACCACCGGAGTGGATGGAGACATCATGTACTGGGGCAAGGGCTACATCACGACCTACGAAGAGAGTGCGGGGTTGAACGAAGTGGCCTCGTTCTCGGTTAACTTTGAGGGCGACGGGACCATCTACAAGGCGGTTCTCGACACCAACGACGCTACGTTCAACAACAACAACTAATGGCCAACCAACTCCGCGGCGAATTCACAGTCCAACTGACCGACGACCTGTCGGTGGACGTCGTAATCAATATGTACGCACTGAATTTGTTCCTCGAGGAAGAGGGCGCGGGGTTGGCGGACCTTCAGGAGTTGCTCGAATCCAAGGCATTGCGCTCCCTGCCCCGCTTAGTGTGGGCAGGGGCGCGCACTGCTGCCCTTGTGAAGGACGCGCAGTTGCCGCTCTCCTTCGAGAAGTTCGCCGCACTGTTCGGCTCGGTCGCGTGGGATGAGGTGAGCGAGAAAGTCCTCGCCTCGCTCCAACTCGACACAAAAAAAAAGTAAGCGATGGCGGCGGGGGTGACCCGCCAACGATGCGCGACTATTACGTCGCGTGGCTGGAACGCGGGCGCGATCCCGATACCTTTTGGCGCAGTACCTTCGGGGAGGTAACCATTATGCTCCGCGCCTACGAATTCCAAGATGAAGTGCAGTGGATGCACACGTCTGCGTTGATGGCCTTGACGGCCAACATCAACCGCGGAAAGAACGCGCGCCCGTTTGAGTGGAATGACTTCAACCCGTACGCCAAGGCGAAGGCGAAGGTGAAGGCCGCCCCGAAGTTGGGCAAGAAGCATCACGACCTGTTCGCCAAGATGACCCACAAATTGAACACCAATGGCGAAAAGCAACGCGATACTTAACATCATTTTTGGCGCGGACACCAAGCAGCTTGACCGGGCGCTCGGTGGCGTAGCCAAGAAACTTCGTGGCACCGCGGAGAACCTCAACGGGCTGGGGCAGAGTTTGTCCCTTGGGTTGACCGCGCCCATCGCTGCCTTCGCCGGCCTTGCAACCAAGAGTTTCGTCGACAGTGCCAAGGCCATCGCCCAGGTGGAGGCCGCGGTGAAGTCCACCGGCGGGGCCGCAGGCCGTTCCGTTGACCAACTTTCCACGCTCGCCGAGGGATTGCAGCGAGTGTCGCTGTTTGACGATGACGAAATCCTGCAGAACGTCACAGCCAACCTGCTCACGTTCACCAACGTGGCGGGCACGGAGTTCGACCGGGCGCAGCAGGCGGTGCTTGACCTTTCGACCCGCCTTGGCACCGACCTCACTTCGGCCACGGTGCAGGTGGGCAAGGCGCTCAACGACCCCATCAAAGGCGTCACGGCGTTGGGCCGGGCGGGCGTGCAGTTCACCGCGCAGCAGAAGGAGTTGATTGCTACGCTCGTCGAATCGGGCGACGTGGCCGGGGCGCAGGCGGTCATCCTTGGCGAGTTGGAAACGCAGTTTGGTGGTGCTGCTGCGGCGGCTGCCAACGCAGACCCGTACACCCAACTGGCCAACGAAATTGGCAACCTCGCCGAAGAGTTCGGCGGCATCATCAACGACGCCATCAAGCCGCTGCTTGGCTTCATCCGGGACGTGGTGGATGAGGTGAAGGGATGGAGCGATGAAACCAAGACCCTTGCCGTAGTGATTGGCGGGCTGCTCGCTGCGCTTGGGCCAACGCTCATCGCGGTGGGGGCGCTGATTAATTCGTTCGTGACCCTACGCGGGGCGCTCAAACTGCTCACCATCGAGCAGCTGAAACTCAACGCGGCGGCCCTTGCCAACCCCTACGTGCTGCTTGCGGCTGCAATGGTGGGCCTCGGCGTTGCCATCTTTCAAATGTCCAAGCGCGCGACCGATGCCGAGACCAAGGTGGAGGGACTGCGCGACAAAATCGACGGGCTGACCGATGCCGAGGCGAAACTAGAAAAACAGAAAGCCATCAGCGACCAAGCGGAGAAGGTGCGCAAGTTGGCTGCCGAGTACGAGGTGCTTTCGAAGCAGCGGGCGCAGGGCGACCAGCAGGAGCAGCGCATTTTCAACCAGCGCAAGCAGCAGGTCAAGGACGAACTGGCCAATGCACAGAAGACGCTGGAGGGCTACCAAAAGCTGGCCACGCAAAAGGAGAGCGACGCCTATTGGAGTGGCGTTGCAAAGGAGCGTTTAGCCGTGTTGAACGGAACACGCCGGGAGAGCAATCAGGCCGTGACCGAGGAGGCTGATGCGCTGGCCTCCGTCGAGCAGCCAGCCAAGACCTACGTCGACACGCTCAACGAACGCCTTGCTGCCATTGATGCGGAGTACGCGATCACGGGCAACCTGAACGACCGGGTGACCGCGCAAGCCGAGGCGTACAAGACCGCTGCCATCGCCGCCCAACTGCTCGGCAACGAGACCGAGGCGCTTGCTCTAAAGCAGGAGATGCTTGCGCGGGTGGCTGCACCGGAGCCGCTTGCAGTTGCGCCATTGGCCAACGCAACTGTGACCCCGGAGATTGTGGTCAGCACAAGCACGACAGATGCAATTCGTCAATTGATTGAGGCCACGACCGGCGTGGGCACGGCGTTTGATGACGCCCGGCAGAAGGGATTGAACTTTGCCAATGACGTGGCGAGCGCAATCGAGTCCGCGGTCGAGGGCATGGTCGTGGACTTCGCGATGATGGCCGGGGCTGCACTGTCGTCAGGCCAGGGCATGAAGGGGATGGGCCGGATGATTCTCACCACCCTCGCCGACCTTGCCATCCAAGTGGGGCAAATCGCCATCGGGGTGGGTATCAGCATCGAGGGGATTAAGAAAGCCCTGGCAACGTTAAACCCGGCGGTGGCAATTATTGCGGGTATCGCGCTGGTGGCGATTGGCTCATTTGCGAAATCCGAACTGGCCAAAGCAGCGCAGCGCAGGTCTTCAGGCGGGGCGGCCGGGGCGAGCCTTGGCGTGCCAGCCTTCGCGCAGGGCGGACTTGTCACCGGGCCGATGCTGGCAATGGTCGGCGACAACCCGTCCGGCAAGGAGGCCATCATTCCCTTTGAGCGGATGGGCGAGTTTATGAAGATGATAGGCGGCGGACAAAGCACGCAGCAGGTGGTAGTCACCGGGCGCATCAGCGGGCGGGATTTGATACTGTCAAATGAGCGGACGCGATACGACCGCACAAGAACCAAAGGATAATGGGCATTCGGCTACAGTCAATTTTCAAGGACGACGAGGGGTTGCAGTGGACAATCAACATCCACGACGATACCTATTCTGGCACCGTCATTCCCTTCACCTTGGGAGGCGACGGCTTTGTGCTGAACTACGAAGGTGAGACGGACACCCGCTACAAGCCGGTCATCGGCAGTTACGTGGAGTTCACGCTCTACGAGCAGAACGAAGACCACCGGGATTTCCTTGACGAACTTGTGACAGATCCCGAGGGCAGGTATCTGGTGGAGATTCGCGTCGCCCCATCGCCGGCCGACAAGTTGTTTTGGGCGGGCGTGCTGCTTGCCGACCAACTGCTATTCGATGACGCCGCGTGGCCTACGCCCTGCCGCCTGCGGGCGACGGACGACCTTGCCAACCTCGCCGACGTGCTATTCAACAACAACGGCGTGGCCTACGTCGGCAGCGATGGGCAGACGTTCATTGACCACATTTGCCTTGGCCTCACCAAGGTGCGGCAGGCGTCGCTATGGGGCACAGATGACGTCTTTATTCGGGCGGTCGCATCATACACGCCGGGCAACATTTACGGCAGCGGGGACTACTACAACAACCTGCGCACCTCGCACATGACGTTCTGGAACATCGACCCGGACAACGGGGCCAATCGATATTTCAGCACGCTTTACGTCTTGGAGCAGTTCTGCATCGCGATGGGGGCGCGGCTCTACCAAGCCAACGGCTCGTTCTGGTTTGTGCCAGTTCACAAGGCCATCAACAGCGCAACGGTGGCGGCTCTGAACTACAAGAAGTCAAGCGTCTACATCGACACCACCAACATCGACACGGAGATTGAACTCGACGTGGAGGTACGCAAGTTGCAGGGGTGGCAGTGGGGGTATCAGACCCCGCTCAAGAAGGTAGAGCGGCCATACCTCTACCGGGGCACGGACGTGGTGCTGGCCTACAACTTCCTGAAATCGGAGTTGGGCAACACGATTTCCACAGATCCCGAATTTATCTTCCGCAACACCACCGACTTCCTGCTTCGGGTCGGCGGAACTTGGGTGCCAGATAGCGACGGGCCGACCCTGAACAACGGCACTTCGTCAGCCATCTACCCCATGCGCCGGCAGTGGTCGGTGCGCCTGAAGGTGGGGAACTACTACGCCCATCGCCCCGTGAACTGGGACACCATCGGCACCATCAACTACTTCAACGGGGCATCGACGCAGGCTATCACGTATCGCATCCCGTCGTACGAGCCGATTACATGGAGTACCAACAGTGCAAACCGGGTGCAGGTGGTTGGATTCAGCCAGTGGCAGGAGTATAGCGTGCAGCCCTTTCAATTGCACGAGGTCAGTTTACCAGCCTTGCCTGCCGACAGCCAAGGGGTGGAGTTGCTGGTCACGCTCAAAATCGTGGACATTCAAGGCCTCGAAATCGCCGGGCAGTACACGGCCACCGAACCGGTCACCGTCATCCAAGTGCTGAACGAGGACAACGAGGGCGACAGCGTGCTTTACCGGGCAGAAAGCAGCAACGCCAACACGGTGACTTACCGGCAGGAGGCGTGCCTGCTTGGCGATGTGGCGGAGAATAACAACTACGGCCTCATCCAAGTAAAGGACACCGCATCGACGTGGGCAGAGGTGACCACCTGGACGTCGCCGACCCTTACCACCGGCACCAACGACATCCACGCGCTTGGCGTCAGGGACATCCTATTCGGCCAAAGCACGCCGCGCCTGCGGCAGTTGGGCACAGTGTACTGCAACACGGCCAACGTCGTACCGCTGATGTACCACACGCTCTCCTACGACGGCAAACGCTACGCGCTCTACACGATGGGCTTTCAGGCGCGCGCCCGGCTTGCACAGTTGGAGATGTACGAGTTGTTCGCCTCAAGCGCCGGCACTACCGTGGCGCAGGACGATCCTGTGAGAAGGGACGGCGGGCTAAACCTCGGCGGCGTCATCGGCGTGGCGGCCTCCGTTCGCTCGTTGGAGCAGGGCGTGCTGGACGGGCAGTCGGTGGGCGGGGTCGTCGACGAGCGCGTGCCACTTCGCGACGGCATCGTGTCCTTGGTGGCGGACACCAACAACTTCGTGAGCGTCGGCGACACCACCTTCGAGGTGAACGTGGGCACTGTCAAAATCATGGAAGCCGACGATGTCAGCGCGACATTCAACGTGCCTGTGACCATCGACCTGCAAGGCGAAACCTTCCAGGTGCTAAACGCTGGATTTCCGAACCCGCTGACGGTCACCACGGACAGTGTCGAACTGATGGATCTGTCCATCATTAACAGTTCCGGGGCGGTTTCAGGCAGCCTTTCGTTTTTCGAAGCGTCAAACAATGGAGGCAACAGCATCGTATTTCGCGCACCCACATCATTATCGGTCGCCACATCATACACCCTTCCTGCGGCCGACGGAAGCAATGGCGATGTGCTGGAAACCAACGGCAGCGGTGTGCTGTCCTTCGCATCGTTTGGCACCAAGGTGGAAAACGCCATCAGCAACGCGGTGCTGTCCACCGTCGATGCGCAGGGAGCCATTACCAGCGAAACGGGATTTGAAGCCAAGACAAACGCCTACATCAAGTTCTTTGAACTTGCCAGCAACGGAACGAACAACATCACCATTAAAGCACCGACGGCATTGGGCGGAAACACCACCTACATCCTACCTGCAACCGACGGAACGTCGGGGCAATCCCTGAAGACAGACGGCGCAGGCAACCTTTATTGGGGGTGAGTTAAATTGCAGGCCATGACACCGGAAGTTATGGGCATTGCGCTGACCGTGGCCTTGGCTATCGTCGGCACTTGGGTGAAGCTCAACGCCGACATCGCTCGCATGAACGCGCGCATTCACACGCTCGAAAAGAACGAGGTGGAGGTGAAGACCCTGCTGAAGGAAATGGCCGAGGCCATCCGCAGGATTGAACTGCATTTAGCCAAGAACTCATGAAGTGGTTTAACTACGCGGAGTTTGACTCGCCCGACGCGCCCGGCAGCGGCGAGGCGCACATGGATTCCGACTTCCTGCAGATGCTCGACCGCGCCCGTGGCCTCGCCGGGGTTCCGTTCAAAATCAACTCCGGCTACCGCACCGCAGCGCACAACCGCAAGGTGGGCGGCGTCAAAGCCAGCAGCCACACGTTGGGCCTTGCCGCGGACATCCACTGCACGGATTCACGCAACCGGGCGCACATCGTCAGCGCGCTGATGGAGGCGGGGTTTAATCGCATCGGCATCGCGCCTACGTTCATCCACGTGGACAACGACCCGTCAAAACCGGAGGACGTAATTTGGTTGTATTAACCCCCTAATACGATACCGATGTGGGAATTTTTAAGAGCAAACTGGGCGGAAATCGTCCTCGGACTGATCACCCTGGCGGGAACGGTGACAGCCCTAACGGAGACCAAGGCGGACGACAAGTGGCTGGACGTGGTGAAGCGGATATTGCAGGCGGTTCTGCTGGGCAAGACCAAGTGAACCCGCTCCTCGGTCACTTGACCAAACTGCTCGGCTCGTTCGACGTAACCGAGGCGTTCAAGACCAAGGGTGACATTCGCCGGTGGAGCGCCAAGCGTACAATCGGCGGGCTGATTGCCACCACCGCCTGCGCTGACATCGTGCAGAACGGCATCACGTGGCCGGCAGTTGCACTGTGCGCCGTGGCGATTGTGCCCTTGTGCCTTTCATTCACGGAGGACAAGGCGTAAATTAGCCGCGCATTCAGGCGTTTCTTGCAGTTGTTTGATAACAGGGACGCCTCTCCAAACGTGGGGAGGCGTTTTTTATTTGTTAAAATTTAGGGGTGTGTGTTGGATGTGAAACAAGTTGTCCTATCTTTGACACATCAAACACGGAACGATTATGAAAAACGTCACCCTCCAGCAGATTGCCGACTACTTCGGCGCCACCGTATGGAACAACAGCCGGGTCTATTTGAACCACTACGGTTACAAGACCAACAAAGCCAAGGCCACGGTCTACGTCTACCTCGACGAGGCCGGCGCAATTCAAATCTCTTGCTACGTTGAATGCCCCTCGCAGAGTTTTGCTTGGATTAAGGGCCAAAAAGCCAGCATCGTGACTCGCGTCGAGGAGGCCCTTGCCGAGATGATGGCCGAACTCGCCACCGAGCAGGTGGCAGCCGACGCGGCCGTTGAGACCGAGGCCGACCTCATCGTCGAGTTTATCAGCGACTACTGCACGCCCGAGGAGTTCCTCCCCGAACTCGATGGCACGAAGCGCACCGCCCACAAATTCGACCGTGCCAAGCGTTACGAAATTCGTGGCAACTGCATTCACATTTGGGGTGCATCTACGACCCTTGACTTTCAAATCAGCAAAGCGCTCGACCCCGGCGTTGACATTGAGTTGCACGTTGCCCGCTCGCTCGAGAACAAGTTCCGCGAGGAGATGCACGCAATCAAGGCAGACGGTCGTCGCCAGCAAATGGCATCGCTATGAAGGACAACGCCGCAGAACTGCGGGCATTAGCCGCCCGCTACAAGATGAACGCCAGCCACTTCCACAAGGACGGCCGCGGCTTTATCATCGTGACCCGGGCGGGCATCGAACACATCTGCCGCGTGGCCAAGGTCACCGTAACCTACACCCCGGTCTTCGAGTGGAGCGATGCGGAGAAATCCCGCTACGTCATCGAATGCACCGCACGCATGGGCGACATGACCACCACCTCCTACGGCGAGTGTGCGCCGGCCAACAACCGCAACCCTTACCCGGTGGCAATGGCCGAAAAGCGGGCGATGTCGCGGGCGGTGCTGAAGCTGACCGGCTTCTACGAATTGAACGCCAAAGGCGAAGACGAAATCGAAACCCAACAAACCAAGTGATATGTTAAAGCACCTTGAGATTATTGAGATTCTGGAGGTCATGCAAGTGAACGAGGCCGACATCGTCGGCATGAACACCAGCCTCCAACCGGTCTTGAACGCCAACTTTCAGGCGATGATTTACGTCAAAACCGACACGCCAACGGCTGACCTGCTCCGGCAGAAGTACACGTTTGAGCATGACCCAGAGACCAAAATCGAGCGCGCCGAAATCACCGCGCACCACCTTGACGGCAATTCGTACACCTTCTTTCTGCGCATCCTATGACCCTTATCCAACTGCTCCGCACCATCGACTGGCCCAAGGTGGCCATTGCATTTGGCCTCGGCTTGGGCGTGACCCTCGCTGCGATCATCGCCGCTGACCGCCAGGTGGAAACCGAGGTCATGCTCTACGAGTACGACGGCGTGACGTACATCATCGCCACCTCGCCCACCGGTGACGTCGCGCTTCAATCACATTTCGACCCAATTCCATGACGCAGTTGACGCTATTCGAAGTCGAGCAGCCGCAGGTGGAGATGCTGACCTTCTACCACGCAAAGCACAGGATGAACGGGTGGAAGTTCGTAACACCTGACCGCGAAGACCTGCACCGGCATGAAGGCAACCCGGATTGGGAAATTTGGGTGGAAACCTATCCACGACCCGAATGGCACAAGGGAAGGTAAAACTCGGTGTGCCCAGAGGATAAACGGGCGCTATTGGCCGCTGGAGATGAGCGGACGCGGTTCGCGGCAGGTTAAGCGATGGCAGCCGGAAAGACGGCAAGTCAGGCCCCAAGGTGGGGAGACGGGGCGCGCAAGTCGTTGCATCCCGGGTTCTGGTAACGGCGACCAAAAGCCACCAATGCGGCGCAACCGCAACGATGGACAAACCGCAGAGCGCCAGCGGGTTCGATTCCCGCCCTGACTACATCACAAACCAACTGCGAATGAAACGCAACTACCTATCTGTGAGCGCCCTCAAGGCGTTCGCCAAATCACCCAACCACTACCTCGCATACGTCAGCGAAGGCGGCCGCAAGCAGACCCCGGCGATGCTGCTTGGCGAAATGGTTCACGCGGCGGTGCTGGAACCGGACGAGTTCCACACGCGGTACCAGCTAATTCCGGAGCATCTTGACCGCCGAACCAAGGAGGGGAAGGAGACGTACCAGCGGTATGTCCAGCAGGCAAACAGCCTAGGGCGCAAGTTGGTTGACTACGACGCCCACGTGCTGGCCACGACCGTCGGGGCGGCGGTGCAAGCGAGCAGCCACCCAATCTGCCAAATGCTGCCCAAGATGCTCACGGAGCAAGTCGCCGAGGGCGAACTGCAAGGCGTGCCGTTTAAGGGCATCATCGACGCAATCGACCAAACGACTATCATTGAGGTGAAGACCACCACCGACGCATCTGCGGCGGCATTTACCCGCGATTGCGCCAAGTACGACTATCACCTCCAAGCGGCGGCCTATCTGCAACTGACGAGCCTGAAAATGGACTTTGCGTGGATTGTCGTGGAGACGGTGGAGCCGTTCAACGTGGCGGTGTATCGTCCGCACCCGCACAGCATTGAGATGGCCGGCGCTTATTTGACCGACCTTATCGAGCGGTGGAAGGAGTGGGATGGCTCGGAAGGCGGTTACCCCGAGGCGATGATTCAGCTGCCCAACTGGCACCCGGCGATGCAATTAACCAAACCCTTTGAATGGCTATGAACGACTTCGCTCTTGCCGTGATCACGACGCTGGCCTGCGTCATGTACGCTGGCTACACCTACCAAACTTACCGCGAGCGTTACCTGCGCCGGAAACAGGCCGAAATCGACGCCAAAGACAACGCAAAAGACGTCTTGCGATACGTCATGATGGATATCATTTGGGTACGCAACGAGATGTCGAACATCAGCGTCAGCGGTGACGATGCGTGGGACATCCGCGAGAACTGCCAGTTCCACCTGACCAAATTGCACGAGAATTTAGAGGACTATTATAAAACCCTTGACAATGAAAGTCACAATTGAAGGCCGCGTCATTGACGTGGCAGAACCCCAGACGGTGGGCGCAAGCGGATTCCGCAAGCAGACAGTGGTCGTCCAAACCGACGACAAGTACGACAACGAGATGCCCATCACCTTGGTGAAGGACAGCGTCGGCGAAATGGACGCCTCGCTTGGCTCCAAGGTCAAAGTGTACTGCTACCTCGGCGCCCGGCAATGGAACGACCGGTACTTTCTGGAATTGAAGTACGCCGGGCACGAGTTGATGCAAGTAACCACCGTTCACGCGCCTGCACCGGCTCCAACGACGCCTCCGGGCTACATTCCGCAACCCGATGGGCTTGATAAAGAGTTGCCCTTTTGAAACAAACCCGGTCATGGTCACGTACACCGTGCATCTAACTGACCACGATGCTCACATTTCTTACACGGACAATGAACCAGCTTTCCGCAAGTTCCTCCAAAGCGTCAAAGCGCGGTCGCTTCCTTATCGCCTCCGCTTTACGACCCAACCCAGCGACCCAGATCGTGAGGCAATGCTTTATCAGCGTTACGGTGGCAGCTGACTGCTTCGGCGTAAGCCGCTCCACCCTCTCCCGATGGCTCAAGCACGAGCCGGAGGAGTTGCTGCGGTTCGCGTACCAGTTCGAGCAGGTCGGGGGCATCGACGCCAACACCTTGGCGGCGGCGGTGCGGATGCGACGGCTGGAAATCGACGGAGCGGAGTGCTAATTGACCACACGCGAAAGGGCGGCCTACGGGTCGCCTTTTTTGTTAGCGCAAAATTTGGAAGTACGGAAATAAGCGCGTTAACTTGGCGGCATGAAAAGACCTAAAAGAACTGCCCTTGTGGGCGTGAGATTAACGCCCGAGGAGTATCAGCGGCTAAAGTTCGCCGCGAAGATTAGCGGCAAAACGCCGTCCACCATTGCCTATCAAATACTGACTAAAGGGCTAGAAGCATGACCTACCAAGAAATCTATTCGAGGGCTGTCCAGTACGAATTGACGGATGTTGAACTGGCCGTTCTGTCCGGCTTATTGGCTGACCCAACGGGCAATTTATGGGAGGCGCTCAAGTTGGTTAGAGGCGAATGGCGGGATGTTTTCGATGCATTGAACAATCTGGTCATGCACAACATAATCAAGGTGGAAACGGACTGCAACGGCTTTGCATATCAGTTCTTGCCATGAACTACGTGAAAATGCCTTATGATGCACTGCCCAAGGCTATGACATGGCCCGTGACGCAAGAGGCATTGGAATACCTGAAGCGTCATGCACGAGGGTAACGGGATCTGGATACCAGCGGAGATATGGGCATTGGACTTGAACCCAATGCAGCGCATCATGCTGGCCCGCGTGCAGAGTTTGGCCCAGTCAAGCGGCACGTCATGGGCAGGAGACGAATATTTGGCCAACGAACTGCGCTGCACCGTTCCATACATCCGCAAACTGCGCAAGGGGCTGGAGGAACTCGGATATTTGACGCGGACGGGATACGGCTACACGCGCAAGTTGAATGTAGACCTGACGCCTAAAGAAGTTCCTACAGGAACAAGTTCCAATAGTCACAAGTTCCTACAGGAACAAGTTCCTATAGTCACAAAAGAAGTTCCTGTAGTATCAGAAGAAGTTCCTATAGTCACAAAAGAAGTTCCTGTAGGAGCGCATATAGAAGAGTATAGTAAAGAGAATAGTAAAGAAGTATCAAAGAGTATAGAGGCCAAACCAAAAAAAGAGGCAACCCCAAAAGACCTTCAGACGGTCATCGACGCCTTCGTGGCGGCCGGCCAGACCTCCGACTTGGGCGAGCGATTTTACAACTACTACGAAAGCGTCGGGTGGGTTATTGGCAAGGCCAGAAAGCCGATGAAGGACTGGAAGGCCACAGCAAGAGATTGGATACAACGAGAAACCAAATACCAGAATGAATCAATTAACAACGGTTGGAACAATGCCGGGAAGAGGGGCGGTCGCCACCTCCGTCCAAGCGGCGAATACGCTCACCCCTCCGACGTCCTTAAGGACCGCAATATTTGGGGCTAATGTGCAAAGAGCATTGCGAGAGATGCCCGTGGAAACGCGGGCGGTGTTGGTGGAGATGCTGTCCACCACGCTGGAGATGTTAAGTACAGCAAACGGGCTGAAGACGGACAAGGCAATTGCAATCGCAGCCAAGCGGTTGGTGGATGAGTTCGCCAACTTTACTATCGAGGATTGGCGGCTCTGTCTTTACGAGATGCAGGCCGGCCGTTCGATAAACCACTACAACAACACCAACCTCGAGTGGCTCATAAAGTGCTTTCAAGCCTACGACGAGCGCAAGGTGGAGGCCATGCGTCAACTGCACAGCGAGCAGGCCACAGCGCACCAACGTGAGACCGCCACGTTGTTCCAGGTGCCGCTAACCGACGCCATTGGCGACCGGGAGCGTGCGCCGCGATCACTGGCCAAGTTCATCGCCGGGGCCGAAGGGCGCATGACCTTCGACGAACGCGACCAGATGGCACGCCGTGACGTTGCCCGCCGGGACGCCAAGGTGAAGCAGCAGATGCGGCAATTGGTCAGGGCGCAAATGCGGGCAGAACGCAAGAAGCCATGAAGTGGGACTACGAGGACTTGGAGCAGTACCGCATCACCCGGCAGGGGCGGTTCAGCAGCGCGGTGTTCACGGAGATGGAGGCCACCGAGCAGATGGCGCAGGAGTTCATGCAGCAAGCGCAGGCGATACGGGATTACATCGAGGCTGGGCAGGTTGAGACAACCGTGCTGTCTACCCCCATGCGCAAGAACGGAAAGCTGACGCAGATGTTCAGGCAGCATGCCACCGACATGGATGTCGCCACGTTCCTTCGGCTGCGTCAGCAGGCCGAGGCGCTGGAGGAGCGTGCGGGGCTTATTTTGGACGCGTTACGGCTTGGGACATGACAACCATCATCTACACCAACTGGAGGCGAGCAGCGCAGTTGCAGGGCATCGTGGGCAGGGCGATTGACCAGACGGCCCACCCGCAGGTGCACGTCATTGACAATGCCAGCGGCACGCGGCACGCATACCAAGGCAAGGCGCACAAGATGATTCACGCGGACAATTCGCTCAAGTGCTGGGCGCGTTGGGTCGAAGCGATGCAGGTGGACACGCGCTATGTGTGCATCATGGACGATGACCTCACGTTCACGCGGCCAACGGTCATCGAGGAGTGCCAGGCGTACATGGACGAGCACAAAGGCGTGCAGTGCATCGGAGCGTTCGGGGTGCTGCTACCCAAAGGCCGCAGGTATTGGGAAAGCCGGCACACAAAGGCCAAGCACGACACCACAGTCGCGGTGCAGGTGGTTAAGGGCAGGTTCATGTTTATCCGCCGGGACGCGCTCGATGGGCTGGGCATCGAGCCGGACCTGACCTGCGACGACATCAAGGTCAGTGCGCATCTGTGGGATAAGCGATTGCCAGGGTTCCTGCACAGGGCGTTCAAGGACTTGGTTGAAGGGCCGGAAGCGCTTCACGCAGATCCCGTGCAGAGGATGAAGAGGAACGAGGCTGCGGCCAAATACTTCCCCGATGCCAAGCGTACCTAAAGGCCGGCCACCGAAGTGGCACGCGACGATTCCGGGAGCGGACAAGGTCGAAGCCATCTACCACACCCACAAGTGGCAGAAGTACCGCGCGTGGTTCTTGAAGGAGAACCCGGTGTGTGTGCAGTGCGAAAGATTATCGAACGTAGTTGACCACATCATCCCGGCGAGGCAGAAGCCAGATTGGTTCTGGCGGACGACAAACCATCAGGCGCTATGCGACTCATGCCACAACAAGAAGCGGGCGGGAAGTGATATGTATTGACTGCTTCTGATTGCAGTTAAGTAATATCAAAACAATAACAGAAAGGAAGAAACGGACTCTTCATTTTCTGCTCGGATTCTTGCTTATTTGAACCAGTCGGGCGGAATCTCAGCAGGGGTAGGGGGTGCAGCGAAGGAATTTAAC